GTAAGAAAGGTAGACCATCAGCTATGAACTTTAGACAAGCGGCACAGACTGCTAAGAACAGAGGTATCTAAATGGCTAGACCTACAATATATACTGAAGAGTTAGTAGACAAGATGTTAGAAGAGATAGCGTCAGGTAGAAGTGTGATTGGATTGTGTAGAGAGGAGAAGTGGACTCCGAATGCTGAGACTTGGTATCGATGGTTATATAAGATAGAAGGATTATCCAACAGGTACACGCGCGCAAAGAGTATCCAATCCGAATATAGTGCTGACCAAATCTTAGACATTGCAGATAGAGCAGACAATCAGAACTTCCAAGTAGCAAGGTTGCAGATAGATGCACGTAAATGGGTAGCCGCTAAGTTAGTACCACACAAGTATGGAGAGAAGACACAGATAGACCATACATCAAGTGATGCTAGTATGAAGCCGCCAACAGTCATTCAATTAGTAGGGAAAGTATAATGCCAACACAGCCAGCAGAAGGGTTATTGCAATTCACACAGCAACAGATGATGGATACACCTCCGGAAGCTTTAGTTAATGTAACAGACAGTCCGGAAGTTAGAGTCTTTTTAAGTAATTTACCACAAGAAATGTTAGTACAAATTGAACAAATGAGACAGGAAGCAGAAGCTACTGGACAGATGGAACAGTTTAATGCAATGATTATGCAATTAATGGAACAAAACTCAATGCAAACACCACCACCACAGGCTCAAGGAATCATGTAGTGGCTGGTTTATTGGATGAGATAACAGATGGCATTAGTGAAGGATTAAGTAGTGCTTGGGAGGGCGTGAGTGATTTCGCTGGTGGACTGTTAGAAGTAAGTCCTGAGTATCGTGAACAAAAAGCTATTGATGACGAAGCTCTAAAGCAATTGCGACTCAATGATGGTATGGGTAACGATTGGATGTATAACCAAGTGCAATCAACCAACCCAAACAAATTTGAGCGGTTCTTTGAGAACATTCCTTACAATGCGGCTAATATGTATCTCGGAGGTTCTGATGCAGTACGTGTACCTCAAGACGAAATAAAGCCAATAGCTAACTTAGCGGCTGGAGGTGTACTTAATTTAGCTGGTGGTTTGTTAGATGAAACCATAGGAACAGAACAACGTGAGATGGCTACTCAATTTGCTAGTATGGTCAAGGACAATTTCAAAGACTGGGAAAGCATATCTAACATGATAGCTAATAACCCACTTGATGCTATGGCAATCTTCGCTAGTGGTGGATTTACTGCGGCTAAGGTAGCTCAACTTGCTAAGAACCCAGCAATCACCACACCAGTTAGAAATATGTTACAGAGTATGCCTGACCCAGCAGATGTATTAGGTAACGCTCCATTAGTTGGACAGTTCTTTCCTAACACAAAGATACCAATCATTACTTACCAAGGCACAAACACAGGCGCTAAATATACTAAATTAGACATGGCAAAGGTTGGTAGTAACTCAGGTACTAAAGTGCAAGGTCATGGCTTATATGTCGCAGAGAATAAAGACACAGGTAAAAGATTTGCAAGACATGATAATGATATGATGACAAATGCAAAACTGATGTCTGAAATGAAAAGCAACACTCCTATAGAAACTAGAGTATGGGATGACTTAGCTTATGGTGTTTATCCTGACACAATTAGAAAACAGATAATGAAAGACTTAGAGGGTAATCCTGAAGGTATGGCAGAAGCTAATAAAATTTTATCTGATGTAGAACTTGAGTTTGATAATGCGTTAAACCAATTGTATGAAATAGATTTAAGTGACAAAGCTGTTGCTTCAATGATTCGTAGAGAATTACCATTAACAGGTCAGCCTAAGAATGTGCAAGACTTGATGCGACAAAATAACATGAGTGATACATCTACTGGTAAAGACTTTTATGAAACGTTAACAGAACAATTTGCTGATGAAGTAGGAGGCTTTGGTGCTGAACGAGCGGCTTCGAAATACTTAAATGACAATGGAATACCGGGTATGAAGTTCTTAGATGAGCTTGGTAACGCTTCCGCTAAGTATGCTGGCAAGCCTGACCCACGAGCTTCTAACTATGTTTTATATACTGCTGATGTTACTAAAGTATTAAAGAGACAAGACATAGACATAACTAAAAACACAGGTGACAGAATAAGTATTGGCTCTACAATTGGTGAAACTATAGATGACCGCTTCGCTACAAGGAAATCAGATAAAGACAAAATCAATCAAGGACTTATGGATGTTCAGATAGAAACCATGGATAACAGCGTTATATATACTCCTGAATTAGACATAAGAGATTTAGAAGGCTATCCAATCGTAGGAACTATGGTTGACAATACAGCCGGTGGTGACTATATGACTAGTGTAAACGGAAATAGTATTATTGGTGTAGATGGCAAAGGTGTAAAAAGAGAAGCTGGTAGTGATTATCCGTTTATTGAAGAGAACGTTGACAGAGGTTATTTGTGGGCGTCAGCAACAGATGCAGTAAACAAAATAGTTAAACAAGCTGGAGAAGCTAGACAGTTATACAAGAAAGACCCATTGTTAATGCCTTTTAGTATGTCACCAACAGGTATGGATTTTAGTCAACAACTTACCAAAACAATGCTTAACTCTGCTATAAACGGATTAGACGCAAAACAACTTAAAGTATTAGATAACCTTATAAAGACTACATCAAAAGAAAGTGTTAAGAATTCAAAAGGTCAGTTTTATATACGTCAAATTAACAAGGAATGGAAAGGTTCAAAATCTGATAATCCATTAGAAGGAACTACAGGTAGTGAGCGAAAAGAAATAGCACGTATCATTGATGTAAACTTTAGAGATACAAGTGGTAAGTTAGTTAAAGGAGATGCTAATGGAGTCTTATCATATCCTACAGCAAGACTAGCTAATGCAGACCCTAGACAATTAAATAAAAAACAAGGCACATTGCAAACTGTCGGAGTTATGGATATGCAAAATAGTGTAGCTGGTAAAAGAAGTCATTCATCTTACGATGAAACGTTAATGGGAGGCGGTGCTGGAATATTAACTCCTAAACAACGTGAGCTCAGTATCTTAGATTTAGTAGACAATACAAAAGCAGATGGTTCTCCTATGACAGCCGCTAACATGACTGATGCTGATATGAGAAAGTTAACAATGCAAAGTCCTCCTATTGGTTTACTGACACATGAAAGGTTAATGGCTTTAGAGAAAAGAGGATTACTAGATTAATTGATACAACTTAGAACAACTGATATACTTACGCTTAATTAGACAGGAGACACCATGGGCGATGACTTAAGATACGAACAATTATTAGCAATGTTAAAAGCTAAATATGCGGGTCGCGTTGGAGAGGGCGTGATGGATGGTGTTGGAGCTAGAGGGTTAGATACCCCAGCCGAACGTGACTTCTTAAGAAAGAATACTGATACTGATGCTGATGGTTTCGATACTGATGCTGGTTTGATGGATTTAGCTACTAACTATAAGAATGCAGAGAGAGATTACGATTTTGAAGTAGATGGTAAGACAGAAGGTTATACCTTTACTGGTGATTCACCTTTAAGTGGGGAAGCTATACAAAATATGAGAAACATTCAAGGTATCACTGCTGATGGTGGAATGTTACCTAAGACTAGCAATCTTGGATTTATGGGTAGTTCAAACCCTGAGTTAATGCCGGGTAAAACGCCAACAATTCCGAATGTAGTACCACCAGGATTTCATAGAATGCCTGATGGCTCAGTTATGGCTGATGGTAGTATGGACTATGCTGGAACTGGTGAGATGAGTCCAAACCCACAGACAGTAGACCGCAATAAATTTAATGCACAATTTGCAAATTTATCAGCAAGCGAGCAAGACCGAGTTAAAGAATTAATGTCAAATATGACTGAGAGCGAAAAAGCTATCTTCGGCGCTGGATTAACTGGCGCACCATTAAGTGGATTTGCAGTACAAAATCAGATGGGATATTAACTATGGCCTTAACTAATTACACAGGATTAAAAGCGTCTATTGCTGATTTCTTAAACAGAGATGACCTAACGTCTGTTATACCTGACTTTGTTGCATTAGCAGAAGCTCAGATTAATAGAGACGTAAGACATTGGAGAATGGAAGCACGCTCTTCAGGACAACAAGACCCCACAGATGAATACATGCAGATACCAGCAGACTGGGTAGAAACGATTAGATTACATTTAACAGGCAATGGTACGTCAGTAGTAAACTTAGTGTCTAGAGATGCAATGGCAGATAAAAGAGCTGGTGCTGAGAACGCCTCCGGAACACCAAGAATGTACACGCATGCGAATGGACAATTTCAATTGTTTCCAACGCCTGATGCAACAACAAACTTTGAGTTGCTTTATTATCAGAAGATACCTTCGTTGATAACCAACACAAATAACTGGCTCTTACTAGAAGCGCCTGATGTATACCTCTATGGAGCGTTATTACATTCAGCACCGTATCTAGCGGAAGATGCACGACTAGCAGTATGGGCGCAATTATACTCTGCGGCTATTCAGCGATTAAACCAAACCTCTGAGGATGCTATGTTTAGTGGCTCAGGATTAACACTTAAAGTGAGGGGATTAGTATGAGTTTTACAAACTTTTTAGAAACGGAAATTTTAGACCACGTATTTGCTGG